GCTAGTAGAATTCAGCATGAAGTTCTGGATCTTTACGTTGGACTAAAGGAGTGGATTACACAAACAAGAAAGCTATCAGACAACACAGGTTATTTATGGACACCTCAAGGAAGAGTGTATTCACCTTTGAGATCAAATCAATTGTTCACAAAGTCTATTAACACTCCATGTCAAGGTGGAGCCGCAGAAATTATGTTGTTGTGTCTGAGTAGATTTCCCAAAATCTGGGGTGATGTTCCTGCAAAATTAGTTCATGTGGTTCACGATGAATTAATTGCAGAAGTCCCAGACGAGTTTGCCACCCAAGCGAAAGACATAATGATCAAGACGATGATGTGGGCGGCTACTAAATTATTTGAAAACATACCTCAAACGGGACTTGTTGAAGGCGATATTGGCAAGACTTGGGGCGAGGCAAAATAAGATTGGAATTAGACTAATGAATGAGATGAAGAAAGTATATACCGACAACCAGAATATTTTTCGTAATAGCTTTGCCGAAAGTATATTTAATTTAAAATACAAACATGAGGGTGCTGAGACATGGGAAGAATTGTCTAGCACATTAGTAGACGATGTCTGTGGTGGACTATTACCACAGTCTGACATCGATCAATTAAAATGGATGATAAGTACTATGAGATTTATCCCTGGGGGTAGATACTTATACTATGCAGGTAGAAAAGCTAAGTTCTTTAACAATTGTTATTTGTTAAGAGGTGAAGAAGACACTCGTGAAGAGTGGGGTCATTTAGCTAATAGAGCAATGTCCTGTCTTTCTAGTGGTGGTGGTATTGGTATAGATTATTCTAAGTTTCGTGGAAAAGGTTCGATCCTTTCAAGAACAGGCGGAGAAGCTAGTGGTCCAATAAGTCTTATGTTAGCCGTGAATGAGATTGGTAGACAAGTTATGCAAGGCGGTAGCAGACGTTCAGCTATTTATGCCTCATTGAATTGGCAACATTCTGATGCTGAAGCATTCTTACATGCCAAAGATTGGAAGAACATGCATGTTCCTGGGACTAACAAGACAATGGCAGATCTTAAAGAAGCTGACTTTAACTTTGCTTGTCCGCTAGACATGACAAACATCTCACTCAACTGGGACACAAAGTTTATTGAGGACTATTGGAGAACAGGCGAGTTACCAGAACTCTGGTATAAAAACACTAAACAGGCATTGTCTTCAGCAGAACCTGGATTTTCATTTAACTTCTTTGAGAACGAGAATGAAACACTAAGGAATGCTTGTACCGAAGTAACATCCGAAGATGATAGCGATGTCTGTAATCTTGGCTCCCTTAACATGTCTAGAATAGAAGACATAAAAGACTTTGCACAATGTACCGAACTAGCAACTAAGTTCCTAGTCTGTGGCACAATGAAAGCTGAGTTACCTTTTGATAAAGTTTACAAAGTTCGTGAGAAGAACAGAAGACTTGGATTAGGTTTAATGGGAATGCATGAATGGCTATTACAAAGAAGACAACCATACAAAGTCACAGAAGAAATGCATCGTTGGTTATACATTTATAAATCTGTTTCCGACAAAGTGGCTAAAGAAAGTGCTGATGCACTAGGTGTAAGTAGACCTGTCAAGGTTAGAGCAATTGCCCCAACAGGTTCAATTGGAATCTTAGCCGCAACTACTACAGGTGTTGAGCCATTATTTGCCGTTGCCTATAAGAGAAGATATCTTAAAGACGGGAAGAAATGGATGTATCAAATGGTTGTGGATAGTGCTGCACAAGAAGTGATTGATCGTTATGGTACAGATCCAGAATCAATTGAGAGTGCTCTTGATCTGTCTAGCGATTATGAAAGACGAATGGAATTTCAAGCAGATGTTCAAGACTACGTTGACATGTCTATATCTAGTACTATCAATCTACCTTCTTGGGGATCTGAGTTAAATAACGAAGACACAGTCAGACCTTTTGCTGAGACGTTAGCAAAATATGCACATCGTCTGAGAGGTTTCACTTGTTACCCTGATGGAAGTCGTGGTGGTCAACCACTTGTTTCAGTACCTTATCAAGAGGCTCGTAAAAACTTAGGAGAAGAATTTGAAGAGGCATTAGAAACACATGACATATGTGATATCTCTGGGCACGGGGGATCATGTGGTGTCTGACGAACATTATGAAGAGCAAATAGAGTTCCCTTTTGAAAGACACCATGAATACATGGTACGAAGATCAAAAGAAGAAGGAACTAAAACTGAAATGGTAAATCATCCCCCTCATTACAAAGAGGGGGAGATTGAATGCATAGATTATCTGGAGGATAGTTTAGGGAGAGACGGATTTGCTTTTTATGTAGAGGGAAACATAAAAAAATATGTCCATAGGTGGAGACACAAAGGTGGTATCGAAGATTTAAAAAAAGCTAAGTGGTACTTAGATAGATTGATTAACAGAGAAGAAGTATAATGAATTACTTCTTCCCTCTACTAACTCTTATGTCATACCTTAACATGAAGTCTTCAAGCTCCCGTAATGTGGATACTCTTGGGTTCCATTTAGGTGTATACATATCTGCAAATGTTCCTGGTCCAAAACTAGCGGCTTTAGCTAATCCGTGGGGTGTGAAACCTCTTGAGGTGACCCATCCTCGGATCTTATGTAAGTATATATCGACTCCATATACTTGTTCATTTTCTTCTGCCATATTATTCCTCCAATTAATATATTTAAATCTTGCATTAATCACATATAAGAGATTATAATCATGTCGTCAAGTTTTTATACTGTTAAAAATGTAGCTAACAAACTTAACCTTGCAGTTCCTACTATTTACCTGTGGATTAATCAAGGAAAATTTGATGGTTGTGTTTACCGATTTAATAAATCTTGGCGATTTAAGACTGACAAACTTAACCAATGGATAGACAAGGGAGAACAAGAATGGCTACATACTTCAGACAAGAAAAATGGTGGTGCGATTACTATGTTGCAGGTAAGAGAGAACGATACCCTATTGATGCACTTACTAAACGGGAAGCCGAAAAAAGACTTAGGATTGATAAAAGAATTAAACTAGCTGAAGCAAAAGCTAGAAAATATGATATACCTTATTCTGAAGCATTAATTTATTTTCTTAAAGATTATTGTGGTTATACTTTTAAGCCTGATGGAAGTAAGACATTTACACCTAGATCTGTAGCAGAAGGAACCGCTGATAGGTATTGGACAAGTAGTAAAATGCTAAGTCCTTACTTTGTAGGAAAGACTTTAAAGGAAATCACAAAGTTAGATATTGTAAATTATATTGAGTGTCGAAGAGAGGGCACATCAACAACTAGTCCTTGTAAAGATCCTACCATAATCAGAGACCTTAGAATGTTTAGCAAGATGTTTGAATTTATTATTAGTCAGACCAATTGGGATGGCAATAATGTAGTAAAATCTTTTGATAAAAAATATCTCAAAGATAGTAAAACCAGAGTAAGAAGTCTTACTGATTTTGAGAAAAAACAATTGTTAGATAGTGCAAAGATAAGCGGTAACTTTCACATGTATCACGAAATAAAGTTTTCTTACCTAACGGGTTTACGTTGGAACGAACAGTTCTCTTTACTGCGATCAGACTTTGAGAGAACTAACTTTGGTCCTCAAATTGGGTTTACAGGAAAAGGTGGTAAATATAGAATAGTCCCACTATGTGATGAGGCACTAGAAATAATAGAAATATTATTACGAATTCCTTCTGTAAAAAGTGATTACTTATTCTATCACCCAGACACAGGAGACAGGGTAAACTCTAACCGCTCGTCTTGGCTCAAATGTCTAGAAAAAAGCGAGATTACAGACTTTAGATGGCATGATTTGAGACACACATATGCCACAGACGAGATCAAAAAAGGTATGCCAATTTATACTTTATCGAAGATGATGGGTCATGCAAATGTGGTGGTTACGGAGAAGTATGCTCACTTATATACTGAAGACCTTCATGCGGCTAAAAGAAAAGTAGACACAAAAGCAGACACAAACATCGGTCTTTCGGCCTGAAACCGTTGGTGGATATAGAATGGAATGGTCACACATAGGTTTTCAAGACCGATCCATTCAACCGCTCTGGCACCCATCCAAAAGAAGAACTTTAGTAGAACTGTTGTGTACCCTAGCTTTGCGAGCTTGGCAAGTTTTTTCTAAAGTTTTTAATTTTGTCATAATTTTCTATATTTTCTATATTTTATATATTTTATATGAAAAAGTAGACACAAAAGTA